GTGTAGGCCAAGAGAATTCCTTTTCTAATGATCAGAAACGAAAAATACAGGCTATATTTTCTAAGAGAACGGTATTTGGATTTAACAATACTAACTATGATATGCCAATAATCATGTATGCTTTATCAGGCGCTACATGTGCACAAATACACCGAATGTCCGATACGATTATTGATAACCAACTATATGCCTGGCAAACATATCAGAAATTTAATTTGAAAGTGCCGCACCAATGGGATATATTCGATGTACAAGAACCTGCGCCCGGAGTGAAGGTTAGTTTGAAACTATATGGTGGCAGACTTCATTCTAAAAGACTTCAAGATCTTCCTATTGAACCTGGAACAATCCTTACTGAAGAAGAAAGAATTGAAATAAAGCTGTATTGTATCAACGACTTGGATACAACTATAGATCTGTTTAGAAAAATAAAAGATCGTATTGAATTGAGAAAAAACATGTCTGAACAATACGGTCAGAACCTTATGTCTAAGTCGGATGCTCAGATAGCTGAGGTGGTTATAAAATCAGAATTAGAAAAACTAAACCCTAAGTGGGCAAGAACGAAAGGTTTCAAAAAACCTACAATACCAGGAGGGACGACTTTCAAATATCACCCTCCTGAGTTCATTAATTTTGAATCTGATGAACTTAATGAAGTGTTTGATCTAATAAAAAATCACAATTTTAAATTAGATGCTAAAGGATCTATTGAACTTCCTAAAGCCCTGAAGAACATGAAAATCCAGTTAGGCAATTCTGTATATCAATTAGGAATAGGCGGCATCCACTCTACAGAGAGTAAACAGGCAATTATACCTAATAAATACCAGATATTAGCTGATCGAGATGTCGCCGCATATTACCCTAATATCATTTTGAATTTAGGATTATATCCAAGACATTTAGGAGAAATGTTTTTAAAGGTGTATAAAGCTATCGTAGAAGAGCGTATACGAGCGAAGAAGGCAGGTGAGGTAGTAACTAATGAATCTTTAAAGATCGTTATTAACGGATCGTTTGGGAAGCTAGGAAGTAAGTATTCTATCCTATATTCTCCTGATCTCATGATGACAGTCACTATTACAGGGCAACTATCTTTATTAATGTTAATTGAAAAACTAGAACTAAACGGAATCAATGTAGTGTCGGCTAACACGGACGGCTTCGTATCTTTAATGAACAGATCTAAATATGATTTATACGACGACATTTGTTTCAACTGGGAATTAGATACCGGATTCGAATTAGAAGAAACATTATATAAAGCCTTATATTCGGCAAATGTTAATAACTACCTAGCAATAAAACCTGATAATTCAACAAAAGGTAAAGGGGCCCTGACTTTAGATAATCTTCAGAAAAATCCAGCTAGTCAGATAGCCGTGAAAGCAGCTATTGAATTCTTGTCAAAAGGAACTCCGGTGCCCGATACAATAAAGGGTTGTACAGACGTAAGAGAATTTATTAGTGTTAGAACTGTAAAAGGAGGAGCTACCTGGAAAAACGAATATCTAGGTAAAGTTGTCAGATGGATTTATTCAACTGAAGGTGATAATATTTATTATAAAAAGTTAAACGATAAGAAAGGTGCGGTTTTAGAATCCGATGGAAAGTATTATAGAAGATATGATAAGGATTCTAAAGGCAAAAATGTTGTGATCCCTTATGATAGTGAAGACGGTAATAAGAAAAAGGTTTCTTATGTTCCTCATAACAAGGTTCCTAAGACCGAAGGAGCAAGACCTCTTATGGAATTAGGAGACTTTCCTAAAGACATAGATTACGATTGTTATATAAATGAAGCAATAAATATTATCGATAATTTAGGGGCCTGTGAATTTTAAACAAAAGGAGAAAATTATGTGTAAATCAAAATGTACCTGTGTTATATCTGCTCAAAATATAGATTATTTAGAATCTGAAGATAGTATTGTAACTGTGAGAGCTTGGGCATGTGAGAGATGTGACCATATTTTCTCAGTAGAAGAACTAGCAGACTTTGTAACCGAAGGATCAACAACTATTCATTAAGGAGAATAAAGATGACTATAAAGGAAGAACCTATAAAAGTTGAATCTGAAGATAATAATTTTGGAAATAAGTATTCTCATCCAGCGTTCGGTATGATTAGCCATTCTAGGTTGACAGGTGGAAACAGAACATTGGCAGGTTCGGATTTAAAACATAATCAAACAATCAATATTAGAATTCATACTTCTACTATGAACAGAAATTTTCATTCGGAGAAATTTTTTCAAGATGATTTACTTTTAGAAGTTTCTTTATCCGAACACCAGTGGGCGACGTTTTTAAGTAATGGTAACACACTAGGTGTTCCTTGTACTATCGAAGCGATGTCTGAAAATCCATACCCGTTAAAACGGGTTCCTAATATAAAGCCTGAAAGCTCACATGAAAAAACAGTTGACGAGTTAGAAAAACAAGCATGTGATATTGTAAAAAACATGAAAAAGGAACTCGAAGAACTTGAACAAATGGTCGACAGTAAAAACTCTCTTAGCAAGCCAAAGTTACGTGAGAAAATAAAAGCTCTAAAGCACACTGTAATGGAAACATCGAGCAACATACCTTATGTAGTAGCGTGCCACAAAGAGGTTCTCGAAGGAAATATCCAGTCGGCAAAGTCTGAGGTTGAAGCATATGTGACTCAAAAGGTGTACGACCTAGGACTTACCGAATTAGAAAAATTATCCCCTAAATTAGTAACTGATAAAACGGAGAATAAAGATGACTAATCCTATTATACAAAAAATAAAAGATATGCACGAAAAGTTTAATATAACCTCTGAACAAGTTCCTACCTTTACCTCTAACGAGCGTAAATTTAGAATAGAAGCTATGCAAGAAGAGTTAGATGAATATTTTGTTTCAATGACTAAAGAAGATGATCTAGATGCCGTAGTAGATTTAGTAGTATTTGCGCTAGGGACGTTAGAAAGGCAAGGAATGTTAGATTCTTTTGAAGAAGCATTTAACAGGGTCATGAGTGCAAATATGCAAAAGGAATTAGGTCCTAACGATAAGCGAGGATCTTTTCAGTTAGATTTAGTAAAACCTGAAGGTTGGGTTGCTCCTGATCTTTCAGACTTAGTATAAGGAGAATATGGTGAAGATAGGTTCTATAAAGTTATTTATTAAACATAGAGATAGTCATTACACCCTATTTCATTATCATCCTAAAACATCAATAACTTGGACTAAACTTTTATATATTTCTGAAACTAGGTTAGGGAAATGTAAATACAAATATATTTCTCACCAGGGTAGGTGTTTGAATTGGGGAATTAAGATACCTTTTTCAAACAGGATGCTTAAATATTCAACTCAACCGTATATGGAAGGAGAACGACATGGCGGATATTGATAAAACACTTGATGAAAGAGGATCTAGATACGGATCTTTTGAAGATAATTCAAATGTAGTGCAGTCTTTAATGGAAGTATTAGAGACTAAAGGTAAAAACTATAATCAGTTTACTAGGGCACATAAAGAAGCAGTCCATATGATATTTCATAAAATAGCCCGTATGGTTTCAGGAGATCCTAACTATGTGGATAATGTTCATGACATAGTAGGATATGCTAAGTTGCTTGAAGAGTATCTAATAGAACAAGAAAAGAAACTTGAAAAACAAGCTGAAATAAGGAAAAACCTTCAGAATAACTTAAACTACCAGTATGGAAAGTTTGCTAAAGTCAACACTAAAAACAATCCTGATTTCGAAGAAGGAGTACGTGGTATAATTGCTCCAGGAGTAAAATATGTCCTTTAAAAATATCGGAGACATACAAAATGAATTCCGCTGGTTGTTAGCAGAAAAGAATTATTCTGAAAATGGAACTTTAGAGATCGTCAATGCTAGTTTCTTAGCTCATGAGGAATCTATATTCGGATCAGTTAATTATGAATATGCCGAAGCTGAAATAAAATGGTATAGAAGTAAAAGTTTAAATGTTAACGATATTCCTTACGACCCTATACCTAAGATCTGGAAAGATGTTGCGACTCCAGATGGATTTATCAATTCTAATTACGGCTGGTGTATTTACTCTAAAGAGAATGGTGAGCAGTTCTTAAATGCCACTTATACTTTAGCCAGAGATAAATATAGCCGTCAAGCTATGATGATCTATACAAGGCCCGATATGCATGAAGCCGCTTCGAAAGGTGGCATGAAAGATTTTATGTGTACAAACACTGTTCAATTATTAATTAGAAATAACAAATTACACTATATTGTCAATATGAGATCTAATGATGCTGTATTCGGTTATAAAAATGATCGTTACTGGCATAATTTTGTATTTAAAGAAGCCTTAAAGGAAATGAGGTTATTTTATAAAGACTTAGAAAGAGGTAACCTATATTGGAACGCTTCTTCATTACATGTTTACCCTAGACATTTTAATTTAATTGCAGAAAGTGCTAAATTATAGTTTACATATACTAAATTATAATTTATACTAAGGGTTGTAAGATAATTTATAATTTAAGAGGTAAACGATGGATGAAAGATATACGCACATTGTAGAAATAATTTACAACGACGGTATGGAAAGAGATTTTTATTTCGCCCATAGTGATGGCATATCTACTCGGCATAGGGCCTATGCGAGAATAGAGGCCGAGAAATCAATTAATCCTGAAGAATATTCAGGTTTTGATGACATAACAGCCAGTGTTGTTGCTATAGTTCAAGGTCATACAAAAGCTGTCCGACAATATGAAACATAGGGAGTTAAAATCATGTCTAAAATAATAATGAATCCGTTTACACCTATTCCTAAGTCTCCTAAATCACATGTTAGAGGTTGGGCCACTATGTGGTCTCAACGTTTAGATGCGGAAATAGCTAATAAGGATACTGATGTTTCCTTATACGAAGAGATTTATATTGACCATGGTGTTAATTTTTCAGGTACTATGAATCTATTTGGAGGTTATAATACTGAAGTACATAACCGAGTTATGCAATTAGTTGAAGCTGAACAGAAAGGAGCCACCTTATATTCTCTAGATCTTCCTATCAATGAAGTAGGATATGTTAAGCAAATAGAAAAGCGTATAGGAGCCGCCACAACAACTAAATCTGAAATAGACTTATATGATATAGAAGAAAGCCTATATGCTGCTCACACGTTAACTATGGGCGATCTAAAGCTTCCTAAAGCGATTATAGGAGACAGCCATTGTCTAGCTTACTCTACTAAAGATCAAAAAATAGATCGTAGGAACGGCCTTACCTTATACCATGTGCTTAATAAAATCGGCTTAGTTCCTTTTATTAATAAATCTTTTGCAAAGAATAGTTCTGAAATAGACCTTTGTTTAGGGTCTATAGATATACGACACCATGTGTTTAGGCACGAAGTTGATGCAGGTGCCTTTGCTCATAGATATGCTAGGGAAATTATAAAGGCTCAAGATTATTTAGAAACAGCTATAAATCCTTGCACACCTGTTCCTATAGAAACAATAGACCGGAAAATACCCAACACCGGAAAGTATAGAGGTGAATCTTACTTCGGATCTATGGATCAACGAATTGATTTCACACAAGAATTCATAGATGTATTAAATGATTATATTGAATTTGAAGTAGTATCACCTCCTAAAAAGTGGTATACTATGGATCCTTATGTTTACGAAAAAGAAATAATGGAACACGGAGGATCTGTTCATATTTCTCCTGTTTATTACAGATCAATCAGAGGATGGTAGTA